TGGAAGGATAGAGTGGAGTTGTTACGCCTTGCCAGCGACGATAAGTCTCCCACTCATAGAGGAGCTTCTGCTGATAGACGTCTAGATGGTAGTAGTCAGAGAACCTCTTACCTGTTACTGGATACTGACGGTCAATTTGGTCTTGGACTGATACAGGCACTCCAGTAGCTTCCTCAATAGCTAGTCTCATCTCACTGCGGATTTCTGCGAACTCCTGAGGTCTTATGCGGAACAGACCAGTTTGCTGCATCAGTATACCTTTAACACCATCAACTCGGGCAACAGCCTTTAGCCAGAGCTTCTCTTCCTCTGGAGTTAGTTTCTCGCCAGATTGCTTCTTCCGCCAGATGAGGTCAGCATCATAGCCTTCTTCACCAAGAGTAAGCATTACCATATAGTCTCTAAAGCGGTCTGGATAGATATGCTCTAGTACTGCTCCTATATGCTCAGGAGATAAGGTACGTATGCCACTAAGACCTGTCCTTACCCAGGCAGGAGCTAGTTGACCTATTTCAGGCTTGCCAGTAGCAGCACCGAAGGCTACTATCGGTAGCATAACATGGATACCTGGGAAGAAGCCAGCACGCCCGATGTAGTCTATAAACTCCATACCAGGAAAGACATCATAGTACTCAGGGAAGTCTCGAAGGTAGAAGCTTCTGAGTCCCCCCATCCAGACAGAGCCTCTGAGCATATTCATCTGCAGGTCAGTATTAGGCACTGGCAGATAGCCCTGGTCTGTATTCTCCACATACTTAGCTATGCCTGTCATAGTGCCAGGAGTTCGCATAGCAGTACGTGGTAACCATCTCCAACGAAAGATTTCGTAATTCCAGAAAGGAAAGATAGCTCGCATAGATTCATCTATTATGTTAGCATCGTCATAGGTGGGGTAGGCTAGAGCATGTTGCTCACGAGCTTTAGTTATGGCAGATTCTTTGGAAGTCCACCAGTCAGGAGTGCCAGCTACCCTTCTAGCAGGCAGTTCACCCATCACAGCTTCCTTTATAGCAGCCTCTGTATCTAGTCCTAGCAGATGCCTATTAGCCAAAATCCTCCGATATTCTGGTAAAAGTATCTTAGCCTGCTCAGTAGTTAGCACCTTAGCCTTGACAATATCATCTATAGTAGAACCAGTCTGTAGCATATCAATAGCCCTACCATAAGTAGCTATAGGCACTTCCTTATACATAGGCAGTTTCTCTACATCATCTGCCACTGAGTTGATATACTGACGCCACTTGGTTATATCAGGAGCACCAGCGGAAAGATTATCAAGCATCTTCACTATATCACCAGATACCTCCCCGTAAGCATGCTCCCCTAAGTTGTCTGGTGTTATGCCTACTAAACTAGGAAGTACGCTACTATCCATAACATGAGTTGTTTGCATTACCGAGTCAATAGCTATAACCTTATCAGCCCTAGTTCTAGCACTACCTAGCATATTATCCACTATGCTAACTCTACCTAGTAGTTCCCTTATACCTGGGTCTCCAACAGCAGCGTATTGCTCAGCCCTATCCCTAATAGACCTCATAGCACCATACCAGTTTTCCCTAAATAGATTAAACAGATTATCCACTTCAGTATCTGTAGCAGTACCAGTGGCAATTTTTCTATATGTATCTGTTACTTCCCCAAGCTTAGCTAATTGCTTATCCACTCCCTTCCCAAAGTGCCTCTGAACATTAACTTTCAAATCAGATATATCAAAACCAGGTAGTTTATAAGCACTATGCAATCTAGTTATCTCTTGCCTTATCTCCTCCAGCTGCATTACTGTAGGAGAATCAGGAGTTAGGATAGTAGGCTCTACTCCCAAGTTATGCCAGAGCTGGTCATAGACTTCTCCTATAGCATCATCAGTAAAGCCAATGTCAGAAGCTGACTTGCCCAGCTTAGCAGCATAAGCATCTGCCTGCTCTACAGTATGTAAGATGAAGTCTTCTCTTGGGCGGATAGTTATATGATGCTGGACTCGTGTAAGTCCTCTGTATAAGTCATCTCCAGTACAGCCGTACAGATAAGCTAGATGATTAGGAGTTAGCTCTGTAACTACCTCAGGTATGTAGTCGGGAGTGAATACCGTTTTATCTACAGAGTTGAGGAAGTTGCGACTAGCTCTTAATCTGAGGCTCTTAAACTTCCTAGCATTGTTATCAAACTCATCCCAGATAGTAGCTTTCTGAGCTCGCTGCTGAGTCCAGAACCTATCATTTCTAACCTTCTTAGCAGTTCTAGGTATGATTGCTTCTATCTCAGCTATCTTATTGCGAGTTGCTAGGATGTTCTCTAGCTCAAGACGGCTGATAGAGTCAAGGTCAGTAAGGCGAGCAAGCTGAGCCTCAGACAGCATAGACCTTTCCCATACCTTAATCTCTGGAGTTGGAAGACCCTCCTCAAGTCTCCTAAGATGTTCACCATAGCCAGGCTCTGCAAAACCATACTTCTTAAGAAAATCTATATTCTTAGTTCTAGTTCCCCACTTACGCCACAGCTCAGTATCAATCCTAGTTTCTATATCTGCCTGAACAGCTCCTTCTGGAAAGTGTATTAGCACATCAACATCATGGGTCTTAGGAGTTGGAACCTCAGCAACCCTAGCATAAGTTCCAACAACGCTAACACTGTCAGCCTCAGGATACAACCTTCTTATATCAGACACTATATCACCAAGCTCACCAGAGGAAATAGGGATATCCCTATGAAGTGTCTTATAAGCTTGCTCAGGACCTATTCCTACTTCTGCACTCTTAACTAATTGGTTCATTATCCTAGTTAAGTCCGCCTCAGCAGTCTCCATAAACTCTGCTAGCAGCTTGGCTGACCCAACCTCAAAGTCATCCATCTCGCCTGGGAGTAGCTTGGCTTTTCTAAGCTCAGTTAGTTTGCGGTAGTCATGTATTCTCTCCCCAGTACCTTCCACCATAGATGATATGTTCTGCATATCACCAAGGAACTCATCTAGGTTTCTGGGAGGATTAGCTATGAAGGCATCTGCCTCATCCTTCAGTACGTTAATCTGATTTTTTAGGCTAACTAATGATAGCTCTCTTTCCTGCTCTACAAAGGCAGCCATCTTACCATCTATGTCATCAAAGATGCTACCGTCTAGTACATCATCTCTAATGCCCTTCTTGGTAGTCACGCGAACATCAGTGCACTTATCAAAGGTCTTACCTAAGTCCTTGCTAATCTGTCTCCGCTCAAACTCTAGTACATCTAGCTTCTGATGAGCTCTGATTGCTTCAGGACCTACAGTAGAGTCAGCTAATAGTACTCGTTCTATATCCCTAGCATCACTAGGATGGATGGCAGCTATATCATCTAGGACAGACTTATGCTTAGCTAACACTTCTGTCAAGCCTCTCATCTCGTCTGGAGCTATATCTGCTAGTGCTTTCATGTAGTGGACTTGATAGTCATATGCAGTCTGCATAGCATTAAAGTGAGCCCACATATCATAGGCATCTTGGAAGGAGGCTAGATAGTGGTCTCTGCCAGCTATGTTAATCTTGGCACCTATAGTCTTGCCACCTAAGAAAGGAACCTTCTCAGGTATGACTACTCCTCTAGTAATGAAGGGTACTTTACCTCCTTTGAAGACTGCTGTTCTGCCAGTCTTAGGGTCTACTACAGCTTGAGCTAGTCGCAGCTCACCTCTCTCAAACATCTGTAGCTCATAAGGAGCATTGGCTAGCCCCTTGAATAAGCGGTTAGTCTCTGCTACTCCACTATAGCTCTTAGGATACAGTACTTCTGCTCCACCTAGGAAGCTCCTCTGCATATTCTCAAGGAAGTTGTAAGGACCGAAGTTGGTAAAGAGTAAATTCCAGCGAGCTATAGGTATTACCAGTCGGCGTTCTAGAGCTACCAGAGCAGATGAGTACAGTATTCTGTCAGCTACCCTACTATGCCAAGAAGCTGACCTACCAGCCTGATTCATGTATTTAGTTAGAGGACTATGCAGATTAGTGTAGCGGATACCCTCTAGCCTGTTAAACGTATTCATAAGGACATCAGATGCTGTATCACCTTTGAGAGCAGCTTTAGCAGTATCAGCTACACCCTGCTTGAAGGAGACTAGCTTAGCTGATAACTTGTTTACTAAGTCCTCAGTAGCCTCTTGCCCAAGGTCAGCTATCATCTTGCCAGCTGTTACTCTCTCACCTTGTCCACTGAACATATTAAGTACTTCATTATTAAGGCGAGATAAGCGGTTAGTATCAAATGTTACTTCTTCAGCTATCCCCTTAGTCAGCTTGAGAGCAGCTGCATCATCTATGTAGTTAAACTCTAGCATAGGAGTACCTGCTCTAACTGCTGCGTCCCAACCTTCCATAGGTCTTGCTATAGCCTGGTCAATAGCATTAGTAGCAGTGTCAATAGCATCTTTGGCTGTCAGTCCTTTCATGTTGCGGACTTCAGGATAAGTGCGCTGTAGTACTGAACTGAGCTTCATATAGCTATCTCTGGCAAAGTTCCTAGCCATCATAGTGTAAGTCCTAGGAATTGTATAGCCAGCACCAGTTAGCCAGAAAGCTCCTTTGACAGGAGATAATACTACCTGCACACCAGCTTTGAAGATAGCATCTGCACCTGCTATATATCCATTCTCAATCGCTCCTACCCAAGGACCTATTCTAGTACCTAAACCTCTGAGTCCTACCTTGGTAAGTCCAGTGCCTAGAGTTTTAGCAGCAGCAGTAGCCATACCTAATCCTATATAGCTAACTGGGTCAAAGAATACCTCAGTACCTAACTTAGCATACCAAGGAGCATCCCAGGCATTGAAGGCTCTGGCATAGGAAGACCAGCTAGTCTCTCCCATAGAGCGGTAGAAGTCGTATTCCTCCTCAAGTCTAGCGGCAGCAACATCTTCTGGTGTCTTGAACAGCCTATGAGCTCCTATGATAGCAGCAGCGGCTGCTGGTCTTGCTAGTATGTTGAAGTACTTATCCAGCAACTCTACCGTAGCCATCATAGGCTGAGTTACTAGCAGTTTGCCAAATTCTAATGGAGTTAGTTCAGGAGCTTCTGCTAGTACTGTTCCTGCTCTAATCAGATTAAGACGGTCAGATTCTATTGCCCAGTCCTTAGCTCTAGCTGAGAGCCAGTCCTTAGCAGATTTCATCTCCTCATCTTGTAAGTCCATCTGACTGAGCATACCTCTAACCTGTTCCTCAGTCATACCTTGAGGTAGTTCAGCTACCCCAAAAGCAAAGGACTTGGCTATTTCTTCTACAGTTAGATTATGAACTGCCCTTAGCTCCAGCTTCGGTGCTGTCAGAATCTCATTTAATACTCTGGTCTGAGCTTCTATAGCATCCTCGTCAAAGCCTTCTGGCAGTACATTGGAGAGGTGTTTTAGACGGTCAAAAGTGGACGATAGCCATACAGTATCTTCGTCTGCCATAGTGTCCAGTGGAAGATACTGTAGTATGTCCTCTGCACTCTGGAGTCTGTAGTCAGGGATAGACAGGTAGTTTGGCATAGTAATCATTACTTCCTGTCTCCACTCAGTAGCCTTTAGGTCTTGTAGAGCTAAGTCGTATTCCTGCATAGCCAGCTGGAGTTGTTGCTGGTACTCCTCAGCCTCTAGCAATCCAACTTGTAGAAACGGAAATATAGGAAACCTTCGCTCCCCAGGTCTAGGTAAAGTAAATGGAGGAACAAACCTAAATCTACGTTCCAGCCCTGCCATAGCTCTCTCAGCTTCAACTAGTCGTGTCTGAGCTTGGTACTGCTCAACTCCGAGCTGAGCTAGCTCCCTGCCAAAGCCTGGGAAGTATTCAGGAGGCTCCACTGGAGGAACAGTTACAGGCTTCTTGGGCTCTGGAATCTCTATGCCCTTCTCTTCTAATACCTTCTTAGCATACTCTGACAGCTCTGCTGGTTCTCCGTCTGGCATTATGCTCCTCCTTCAGGTGTAGCTCTAGCTGGCAAAGCAGTCCGCTGAGGCACAGTCTCTCCCCTACCTCTGGCTAGCTGTACTGGTGGTTCTTCTCTGCCCTGCTCAGCTGTTAGCATAGCCAAAGTTGCATCTGCTACAACATCGTACAGTCTAGCAGTTTCTCTATCTCCAGTCTTGTCCAGCCAAGCAGCCTGACGCCTATAGTATTGTATCAGAGCTATTAGACTATTACTAGGATGCATCTCAGCCTGGTCTGCCCTACGCTGTGCTCTCTCCTGCATTGGGTCTCCAATGTCAGGAAACAGCTTCTTCACAACATAAGTATAGCTTAGACGGAAGTCAGGGTCTAGCATTCTGGCAGTAGTAGCTCTCTGCACTAGGTCGCCAGGAATCTCTACCTCATAGTCGGCACTGATATAAGCATCGTCTGGTAAGGCATCTGGACAGCCCCAGCCATAAGGCTTTACTCCACGCTCCTTAATATCTGCTAACCAGTCATTATCTATATCCTCATAGCGATTGATAAAGGCTTGATGAAAAGGCTTCATTACTTGATTAGCAGAGGCGGCTATCTGGCTCATAACATAGGCTGTCAGCTGACCTTGAACACTTCCGTACATAGCCCAGCTAACCCCCCCTCTCTGCATCATAGCTTCTAAGTCAAGCTGAGTGCTCCTCAGCTCAAGTGGTATAGGCACTCCGCCTATGAAGTCAACGGAGTCATCAGGACCTCCTCTAAATATAGCTCCCCTTCTGAACACATCCTCAGGCTTGACTATAGCCTTGCCACTTCTGCTTCGTTCAAAGATTCTTGGCTGAGCGGTGTCTCGCAGTAGTTGAAGACTAAAACTCCACCACTTATTCCAAGTTCTGTAGATATGCTCATTAGTTGCTACGATTGGTTGTCCTACTTCTGCCTTCCAACGTTCTGATGTATCCTCCTGAGTTTGCAACTTCAATGTAGATGAATAAGTTGGAATCATACCTTCTGTCAAACTACCCATATCAGGTAGTCCACCAACTGGAGCTACATAGATAGGCATACGCTTGAAACGAGTACGCTCAAACTTTACCAGTACAGTGTCTATAACTATAGCGTTCCAGATAGCTTTACCGAAAGGAAAGATGTCAGATATCTCTACCCACCAGTAGTCACGAATAGTAACATTCCTTCCTACTGATGCTCTCCACTGGGCATAGTTGTTACTCAAACTCCAACCGTTCCTCTTAGCCATGTTAGTAGCTTGACTGGAGCCTACTCGGCAGATGTGAGCTACCTCGCTAAGCCCAAGAGTAGCGTCCCACATAGGATAGACGTCTATAGGATTCCAAGGCTCATCGTAGCAGCGAGTACCATCGTCTGTTACTGCGGCGAAGTCAGCATACCAGCCAGTTGCTAGCATAAAGCCTAGTGAAGCCCGCTGTAGAGATTGTCTAGGATTAGTCTTACGGAAGTTGTTATGAACATCTTTCCAGGCAGTTTGGAAGAATCTGCTGACAGATGATACGGCAGCAGAGACCTCTGGGTCTACCGAATCGTAGTCCTTTATCCTATGAGGTATATCAGTGTCTAGAAGATGCAGTACCAGGTTAAATAAAGAGCGAGGGTCATTCCCAACGAATGACTCCATTTTCTCAGTTTTCAGTTCGTCTATCATCTCTATGAGCCTGTACCAGCGTTTCATGGCAGGGTCTCTAGGCGCCCAGAATTTCTTGAGCTCATCAGAGCGAGTGATTACTGCTGTTGCATTTCTATCCATTTACTTCTCCCTATCTAGAGTAAGTATATCCATCTCACTTACTATACCTAGTTCCACAAGCTTTCGCAGTTGCTTAAGAGCGTAAGCCTTCTCTATCTCAGCTCTCTCCTTAAGATAAATATCAGTCAGTCCTTTATCTGCTCCCTCCGCCATCCTATGACACCCGTTGCAGAGCCAGATACCCATAGCAAGCATATCGTCTTCCCAATGATGATAGTTTCTGTGCCCTTCTCCCTCTCCTCCTATAGGTACGCCACATACCTCACAGAATCCAAGGAACGGCCTTTTGGTCTCACCATTAGGAAGATAGGTATGACCAACTCTCCTCATCATCTTCCTTTCACTACCGCCATTATCTAGATACTTCTTCGTAATTTCCTTACGTCTGTTCGGATGGGCGTCTCCCCACCTTTTCTTCCTCTCAGAGTCTACATTAGACATAGTAACCTCCAACTGTTATCTTCCCCATGAGTCGTTCCAGCCACCCTCGGTAGAGTCCCCGACAAAGCCCCTTGCTATGGGAGAGGCAGAGCGGCAAACTATGGCGATTGCGCCGCAGTCGTGATGGTCATCTGCTCCTACCACCAGTATACCACTCTTAACCATTCTGTTTCTCCTGATATTCTTGCATTGAGACCAGAAGCGTATATCTTGGCAGTCTATGTCATCTAGGTGCCTGCTGACTTCCGTTATCATATAAGGCTTAGTGCTAACATTAGTTTGCCAACCTATAGCTCTCATTGACTTGCCTGTCCTTACATCCTCACGCCAGTAAAGGTCAGGGTAGTCTCGCAGATGAGACACAATATCTAGGTTATCTTCTGGACATATAACTCCATCATTGTAATAGTGGGCTACTTCCTTCATAAGCTCTGCCATCTCCCACTCATCATAGAAGCCGGCTAGAGTAGCACAGTGCTGCATCACTGGAGGAATCTCATTGCCATCTTTGTCTCTGTAGCCTTCAATGAAGTTCCATACTTGACCTACTGATTCAGATGTCTTACCTTTGCCAGGGTCTATGCTAATGACATAGCCTTTGCTTTCCTCTTTATCGTGCCAGATGTCCAGGGTGGCTGATAAGACAGCTCCAGTTACCTTGTCAGTTGCAGTGATATTCTTCTCCATAGGTGCTGGAAGGCAGTTGTGAATCTTATCAGCTATAATTTCAGAGCTGTAAGCTTGGTCTCCAGCCACTAGGAAGCAGGTCTCATCATTCTCAGGGAACTCCTGCTCAAAGATGAACATGGTGTCCCCAGAACGACGAAGGCTTTCAGTTTCCGCTCTCTTATATCTCCTCCATCTGAGCTTAGCCATAGCCTCAAATTCGCTAAGATTATATACTCCTATAAACTGACGAAGGAGATTGGTCTCTTCCGACTGTATATTAGGTAATGGGTCTTTATCATCCCCAGGAAGACAGAATATATCATCAGCATACATCTTGTACTCAGGATGTATAAACCAGGGATAGAAGTGATGCTTATATACTGAACCTCCTATTGCTTTACCTTCCTTAGCTTTTCTATACATTTCACAGAAAGGATTGTCCTCACCATTAGCAGTACTACCAATCCTAATCTTAGTTCTAGGACTAAGTGGAACTCGCTGTAGTGCTGATGCCATAATAGCCTCGTGAGTACCTATCAACCAGAAGGCATACTCATCTAGTAGTAGGTTATGAATAACTTCACCTCTGCCAAGTACGTAGCTTCTGCTACTGAATATATACATAGTAGAGTAGAAGTTGGTAGCCTTGTCCTCCCAGCTAAGCTCAGTAGCTGACTTATGGTCTAGCTTAGGAATGGTAGGAATCTTTCTCTGTAAGCTTTGGTGAAAGCGTTTAGCCTTTAATATCTGACGTTGAGCACTGAACTCATCATAGCTAATGATAACCGATACAGTACCGTTGAGAGTGATGTTATCCAGGAAGAAATCGCCAACTATAATAGATGTAAATCCTACTGAGGCAGGCTTAACATAGATATCACGTAGCCCAGAACTAACAATAACGTCCTCCTGAATAGGATTAGGTAAGAGAGGTACTCTCTGCCTGTTCTTATCGTCAATATCCAGGAGCGTACTTAGCGTAAGCCGTCTGTCAGAGAATAGCGTCTTTAAGGCTTCATCTTGAGTTTGGACTACCATTACTTCCTCTTCCAAGGTGGCGTCCAGGGCACTCTTACTCTTGCTGTATATCCTAGACCTAGGAAAGTCTTCCTCTGCTTGATAGTCTTGCCAACTACTGTAGTTCTGGCTCCTCTAGTTCTAACAACATACCCTGCTCTGCTTAACGCTCTGAAAGCCTTTCTGCTTGGTCTAGCAACACCATTAGACATCTACTTCCTCCTTGATATCTTTGCTAATGTCAGTGCTAATCTCGCTTGTCTACCTGTCCTGCCACCAGCACCTCTCATCTTCCTAGCATATGCTTGGACAGTCATGCCAGCCACCTTTGCTTTGCGAGTGAAAGCTCCTGGTCTCTTAATAGCGCCAGCAATCCAGCGTTTTCCACCTCTAGTCCTTCTTGCCTTAGCTGCTTTAGCCATTTACCTATCCTCCAAAGATATGTATTACATCTGCCCACTCAAGTACTCCAAGTCCACACAGGAACGCAGTTAGAGCTATTAGTGCGTTTCTGTTCCGTGCTATTCTGCCATTCTGCTTTTTAAGAGTTTCCTTGATTTCCTTTACATCTCCAGCCATACCTCTCTCATCAGTATCCTTTATGCCTACAACAGCAGTCTTGAGTTCAATAAGCAGTTCGTCTCTCTCTGAAGGTTTGAGTGCCATTATCTCTTTCTCCTGATTGGCACTCCGATAGGTCCGCTACCTTTGCCTCTCCCCAATCCTCTGCCAGCACCCTTGCTCCTGATTTTACTTCCTGGGCAAGGTTTTCTAGCCATTATCTTGTTCTCCTTCCTACCCTAGTTCTGCCAGCGGCTGATGCTACTGGTCTGCTATATCTAGTTCGGCTACGAGTAATCCTCCCAACTGACCTTACCTCTCTAGTTCCTACACGACTTAGCTGTGCTCGGCGAATGTTGCGTCTCGCTGCCTGAATGACTTTTGCAGTTACGGGTCGCCTAGCCAATCTCCTTACCTCTAGCTAATGATACGGTATCAGTTCTGCTTATCTGAATTATCTCTTGATTTTTGCTCACCCAGTCAGCGAAGTTGAAACCACCATCCTTGCCAGATACTACTGCTTCCAATAGCTGCAACTGTTGAGGTGTGTAAGCACTACGGAGTCTTAGCAAATACTGCTGGTCAAAGGAAGTCATCTCAGCAGGCACTAGCTCTCCTGTCTCTTCATCCTCCACCAGTTCCATCTCTAGAGACTTCCGTAGTATCCTATGGTCTTTCTCCAGCACCATACGGAAGTTGCGATAGAAGTCCAGTTCAGTATATTCTTGGCTAAGCTCTTTGCGAAACTCAGGTACACGCTCTTCCAGCTCAACGAACTTGGAATCTTGTCTAGCTATTTCAAGCCATTTTCTTGTAAGTCCTAGAACATATAATGCTTCCTCGTCTGAGAACCCAGAGCTCATCCAGCCGAGATACTTGGCTCTAATATCATCATGGCGATAAGGAATGAGAGATAGGGCAGCCGACACTTCCTTTGGTTCGCCTGAAGGTAACTGTAAGGTATGGTCAAGCATACATTCCCTCCAGTCTAAGTATACCACACACGTAGCCATCTGTCAAGGATAATAATGGCAATATTTATTTATTTAACAAAGGCAATAGGCTAGTTGACAAGGCTATATCTGGTATGGTATA